AAGAGCAACATCTAACGCATCATTTTGTTCCATCATAACATTACCTTCCATTTCATAAGAATTTTTTTGAATTTTTTTCTGCTGTTGCATAGCTTTATTTTTAAAATCACTCACACGAGCTTTCATAAGTTGATCCATTTCACTTTGCTTTCTTTGCATTTTTTCTCTAGCTTCTTCACGTTTTTTCTGTAAATCTTTTTTATTATCTAATTCTTTCTTTTTACGAATCTGTTCCTGCGCTCTTTCGGTAGCACTAGGAACTTTTTCAGAAATTAATTCTAATTCTTCTTTCATTTTTCTTTTTCCTAAAATACGGGTTACTAATTTTTTAGCTCCTCTAGTCCTACCATCGACTTTATCTTCATTAGATTTTTTGTATTTACGATGAGACTTTGGGTTGACAAATACAAACGCAGGTGGTAAAGCAAGTCCTTCCCCTGTACCAGCCATCATTTCAGTTAAATTAAATTTAATTTGTTTAGACATTCTTGATCAACTTGAGAATTTATAGTTTCTGGTAAACGATTTAAAAATAACATAAATGCTTTAAGAACTGGCCAATATTTGGTTTCTATCTTAAAGAAAAGTAAAGGGGTGGCTGCATCATCAAATATATTATACAATAATATAACATGATTTAGAATTAAATTAATTTTCAAATCTCCGTCAATTTCATATCTTTTTAATAATCTTTTTATATATTTAAATGTATTTAGATCTTCTAGAAAATCTTCATATGTAACTGATGAAGTATTATTATAATGTTTAATTGCAAACATCACCCAGTTATCTTTAGTCAACTCATCAAACTTCATAAATTATCAGGTGCCAAAAGTTAAAGTAGCTGCACCGTTTGAAATAATTTCTTCAGTACCACCAGCAGAAGTAATTTTTACACGATACTTATAACCATCTCTTGTTGTACCTGTGAGACCAGAATACGTAAGAGTTGCACTAGTAAATCCAGCGTAAGTAATTCCAGAATCAAGAGATGCTGTAATATCTTTCCACGTTGTGCCATTAGTAGTCTGACGTTGCCACTTATAAGCAAGCGTACCAGGAGTTCCTGTGGTAGTGGTGGTGAGAGTGAATGAGCCAGCTCCAGTAGCAGAAATGCTGTTTGCAGGTTGAACCGTGATGGTTACTGCAGAAGCAACGTCAGCTGCAATCGTATCATCAGATTGAGATTCATCAGCGTTAGCTTCTGGATCAGCTAGAGTAATTAAATGCTCTGCTTTGTGACGGGTGTTTCCCTCAGTATCAGTGTATGTAAAATACGACCACCAACCAGGAGACGTAATACCTCTGGTTTTGTTTTCATTTAATGCTGCTTCGGTGTCATCCACAAAAACAGTTGTTTTTGCCTGGGATGACGAAGCAATTCCAATCCCAGCTTTAGTTACATTATCATTTGAATCGGTTCTTCCGTATAGAGACATTTAATTTCTCCAATAATTTACGTAATATCTATTAGATATTTATAAAAAAGGGAGACCTTACTTTTGGTCTCCCTTAGATAATATTATTTTTAAAAACAATTGCATAAAATCTAAAATTCCATTTGCTTTTGTTTTGTTTGTTTTTGATAGCCACTCAGATAATGAAAGAAGAAGTCCAAGAATAATAGTGACGCCCCAGTTAGTTAAAAAACAAGTAATCATACTTGTGGGGTAAAGAGTTTATCTTTCACTAGTTCGTAAACTACATTATCAACAGAATTGTCTGTACTATCAACATACTTTTTAAGTAATTCAAGTACAAGATTTTTAACCGCTGGATGAGTAGCAATTGAAAATAGTAGTGGTTTAACTACCGATACTAATGCTGTCATAATTAACTCCAATATCTAAACCAATTATATTTATGGTTTAGTATCTTTCATCTGACTCTTAAGTGCTTTCAAAATATATATTTTACTTTTCTTTTTTTCTTTCATTTCTGCTTGAGAGGCTTTCAATTCTGGCATCACCTCTATGGTAGATGCCTCTTTCACTTTTTTTCTTCTTCAATCTCCCTGCGAAGTTCAGCTTCTTCTTTCATTTTATCGTGCTTAGAAAGAATTTTACTGATCTTAGCTCTACGAGCAGTTAAGTACTTGTCCTGCTTATCTTTTTTACCATCATTATTTACATCACCGTCTTCCTTTCCAACGGGATCCATCTTTTCCCCAATTACTTTAAACTTAGCATTATCCATTTCACCAAGCTTTTCGAGTCTATCGCCAACTTCAGACCAAAGTTGATTTGCAGTATCTACATCATATGATTCTTTCTTTTCTTTATTCTTTTCTTTCCAAGCAGTAGCGTAAGCGATCGATTTTTCTTTCTTACTTACTCCACCTTCAGAATACCCTTTCTTAATATGCTTAACCATACGCTCATACTTAGCGCCTGGAGGTGCTTTTTCGTCAAGCATGAGTTCACCAATTGGTTCATAACCAGCCTTCACACACTGATCTTTACCATTCTTTGTACCAGCATACTTGTAACCTTTCCAGCAAGCTTTGCCATCAGCACCTTGCTCCTTACCTTCAGCATTTTTTTTCTCAAAAACATAATGAACCCCCTCAACATATAAGTTGAATGATTCTTTCATTTTTTCTTTCTTCTCTTCTGCCTTACCTTCTTTATGCTTTTTCTCGCCCTTCTCTTCTTTTTCTTCTGTTTCGCCGTATCCTTCTTTTGCTACAACATTAGTGTACTTAATTGTGGCACCATGCGATTGCTTAACACCAGCACCTGTTCGTAGATCTACTGCTGGATCTGCAGCACCAGCATTTTCTTTTGGATCTTTGCGAGTAAAGTTATCTTCGTTTCCTTTCTTTTGCAATGATGGAATTTGTTCTTCAGAAACAATTTTTTTCCCACTGAAATAAGAAGCAGTAGCTTCTACTAACGCTTTCGAAAAATCATCATTGTGTTTAATTTGAGTCGTTGTTTTCTGTCTTTCCATTTGTAAAGAATATATTTTTCCTATCTTTATTTATACTTTCAGTGATATTAACTTCTCGTATGTCATTAATCCAGGCACGAAACATTTTACCTTCTTCTGTAATAGCAATTACATAATTAGTTCCAGATCTATGAATTATTCCTTTCTCTCCCGTTACGGATGACATCACATAATCACCTTTTTGAAAAATCTCTTTATGCAAATAACATTCTCTTCGAGTTTCTTGCCTTAACTTTTTGAAATTTTTCATATATTTTTTAAATGTTTGTTTTAGTGGATAAACATGACCACAAAATATTTTTTTGACCACACAATATTTTAGTTGATTTATGCACATGATATATGTCACAAGGAAAACATAACAATGTGCCCGCACTAGGAGTAACTTTCAATTTATCATTTATAAACAACGTGTTGCCCCCCTGAAAATCATCGTTCAAATAAAGTATAAAAGAAAACAATAGTTGTTCATTTGGTGATGGAGAAAAATCCATATGCCAATCATAATAATCAGAAGTATCATATGATCTATAGTACAGTCCACCATGCAATTTTTCTTGATTATATACAGTATTTTTTGTAATATAATTTAAAAATTTATTATCATCTATATATTTTCTATAACCATTTTGTATTATATTGTGGCACTTTTTATATAAAAATACATTAATATTTTTTGGGGGTAAATAAGTAACATTTAGTGCAATATTATTTCTTATTTTACTTTTTAATCTTTCAATTTTATTTCTATTTTCTTCCAATTTTGGATTTAACCATTGATTTATTTCTTCGCACTCATTATATGAAATAAAATTATTATATTCATATATTAAATTGGTGTGTTTTATCAATTTCATATTTGCCAAATTTTTAAAACGGAAGGGGTGGGATTCGAACCCACGGATGCTTTCACATCGCTGGTTTTCAAGACCAGAGCCATCAACCACTCGACCACCCTTCCAAATAGGGCTTTCGCCCATTATTATTTATCGATCACCATCTGCTCTGTTTTCAGAAAAATAGGCATCAAATGCTCCTTCAGGATAACGCTTCAGAAGTTTTTGTACATTGCGAGCAACTACATCATCAATTGAAACTTCAAGCGCCATACATGCTTGAGCAACATACCACATAATATCACCAAGCTCAATGATAAGATGCTCTTTATTATCTTCATTCCAAGGCTTTCCTTGGAAAACCATTTTCTTAACAATCTCAAGAAACTCACCACCCTCAGCATTAATACCAACGCCAGCAGTAAGCAGTCGTTCAATATTGGCACCCTTAGAATCCAAATCAACAAGACGCTGAGAAAGTGCAAGAAATTCTTTTGATGCATCAGAAGTTACTTCATCAACAAATTCAACATACTTATCAAAGTTAACGTGCTTATTCATATAAAAATTAAAATACAAAGGAAGAAAAATTAAGATTTGCTTTACTACTAGGAGATATATTTTCTATTGCTTTAGAAGATTCTTCTTCGTCCACAATAGATCCCTCAGTGTCATCTACATTATACAGCTTCATCTTCGCCCTGTCAACCCCAACAGTAAATCTTTTGTGCATGGTTGGATCGTTATATCGGTTCTTGAGTTGTTTGACCATGATACGACCAGACTGTTCAAGTTCCTCAGTAGCGATAAGAGCAAACATAAAGTCAGCTGTAGCGGGAAGACCAAAAGACTCGGAAGTATCGGTAAGATCAACGTCGCTATTGCCAAAGCCACTCCTAGTAGTTTGAGTAGCAGATACAACTGGAACGTTATGCTCAACAGCAAGACCTCTAAGTTCTTCTGCAATTGCTTTGACATAAGTGTAGGAATTAACAATGTGTCCCTTATATCTAGCAGATGAACATATGTTCAAATAATCAATAAAAATAATATCAGGTTTGAAATATTTTTTTAAACTCAATTCATTTAAAAGACTTTTAAAGTGTCCCGCATGTGCAGACGCTGTTGGGTATTCTTTAATGATAAGTTTACCCTGAGTTTTCTTTCCAATCTCATTGATCCTAGAAGTAAAAATTGCTTCTGGCAAGGCACCAATATCCTTAATATTTACATTGAGGAGATTAGCGTCAATTCTTTCAGCAATTTTTTCTTCCGCCATCTCCAAAGTAATGTATAATACATTCTTGCCTTGGGAAAGAGCAGAAGCGGCACAGTGACACATAAACAAAGATTTACCAACACCAGTACCAGCAAGAGCAACATTAAGTGTTTTATTTGGAAGACCACCTTTTGTAATGATGTTAAACTTTTCAAGATCAAAAGGAATCTTTTCTTCCTCAAGATGATAAAAGTCATAACGTTCTTGAACATTGTCAATATAATCATGACCTACATGTTCGTCGAAAGATACTGCCAGGGCCTCTTGTAAGATGCTGGGGATCGCATCTTTTGAAATCTTTTGATCGCCTCCATCTGCGATCTTGATCGACTCAAGGAGAGCGAGGTAGATGGCTCGGTCTTTACACCATTTTTCTGAAGTGTCGAGTAACCATTGGTATTCAACATCTTGAGTGTTGAAGTCTTTAATTGACTTAACAGCGTTCGTATACGTTTCCTCATCTAAATCTTTCCTCGATTGTAAATTTATTAATAAGACTTCTGCTGTTGGCATCATCTTATATTTACTAGCGAAATCCCATATCTCTTCGTAAATAATTCGCTCGTGATATTCACTGAAATAATCTGGTTTGATAAAAGGAACTACTTTTCTGTAGAAATCTTCGTTACAAACTAAATTTCTCAAAATAGTAAATTCAATCCTCTCCGTCATCTGATACTCCATAAAGAAATTCTTGCTGTGCCTGTTCTTCCAATCTAGCCATTATATCATCAGTAAAATACTTTTCGGGATTTTTAAGAATTTCTTTACCATATACTTTTTTGCCATCAATTTCATAACGTCCTGCGACATTTTTCCAGATGCCAGCCGTTTCTCCCAGTTCTAACAAGCCGTAGTGCCTCTCCAAGCCCCTCTCATCAAAGAACAGGCGGGTTTCCACCTTCGACCCCTCACGGGTCAGACGGGACTTCTTCGCCTCACATTTAATAATGTTTCCGACAAGATCGGTTCCATCTTTTTCTTTTTTCTTCCCGAGATAAATGATTGTGCTAGCAGAATACTTAAGACCACTACCACCGCCCATCTCTTTTGTAGGAACGTAAGCGCCAACAACGTCATAGGTATGATTAGTAACTAACATGGGAATATTTGCTTTGCCAAGTTTCAGCGTCAGAATCCTGAACACAGATTTGGTGAGCTGTGCCTTGGTCATATCACGAACATTCTTGTCGTTGGAAGCATCCTCGACTTCTTTATTAGTGGCAAGCATTCCAAGGGAATCGAGAACAAACAGGAGGGGCTTACGCTCCTCTTTAGGTTGTTCCATGTATTTATCGATAATACGTACAGCCTGTGTACGAAACTCTTCAATTGTATCTACAGGAAAGATAACCATTCGTTTAGAATCAATACCCCTGCTTTCAATCATCTGCTTACTAATAGCAGACTCAGTTTCAAAATAAATGACTCCAGCATCAGGATTGCTATCAAGGAAACTACGTACAACACTAAGGCAAAAGAAAGTCTTACCAGTGCCCGACTCTCCAGCAAGAGCAGTAATTTTGTTGGATGGAATACCTCCAAATAGCGAACCAGAAACCAGGGCATTAAATACGTAACTCCCAGTATCAATGAAAGATTCAACGTCGCCAGCAGCGATACCTTCGCTAACAAAACTAGCGTATTCATTTTTACTGTCTTTAATTACTTGTGATAAAAAATTCATATATACTCCTAAAAGAAACTAAGTAGAGAGATTTTTCTCTCGCTTTTCCACCCAATGCATTCTAGCACATTTTTGAGCGGTTCGTAAAAACACTTTTCAAATTGCAATTTATGGTCTACATACTTTTCTAAATTAAACTCTGGGGGAAGATTTTGAAAAAATGAAATTACATTTTGTTGGATCGGATTTGGTGTTCGTAGGTAGAGGAACTTAATTTTCTCTCCCTCTTGGATAATAGGATACTTATGAGTAAGATTAAGCTTTCGTATATAGTAATTATAAAGTAATGCACCTCTGACCTGAATGGGACACTTCTTTGCGTATATGTCAGAAGTGCTTTTATATTTTTCCAATCCATTTACACCTCTAGGGAAAGCTATATTTAGATAATCCTGTTTTTTAGTATCTTCTTTAATTTCATCAATGAAATTTAAAACATCATCATTACTTTTAGTAATAATGATCGTATATGCTTTAGTGAGTTTATCTCGAAAATAAGCAGGAGTAGATGAACGAGCCGTCTCCATGCCACAGATCTTCATCTTAGGTTTGGCATAACGCACACCCTCACTATCCCAAACGTTGAGAACATAACGCTTCTTAGCAGTCCAGAAACCACGCTCAGCGATGTTCTCCCGCTTCATCTTCATCATCTGATCAAAAGCATTTACATAATCAGCCAGTTCTTGGTAAGAACTTTCAATATAAGGCTCAAGTTCCATTTGACAGATCTTGTCAAGGAACCCCACAATTTTCTCAGGAGTTTTCTCTCTTCCCTGGTATACACGTTCAACCAAAGGACCCAAATTAAGATACATAGAATCAGTATCCGAAGCAATAACATAATCAACATTTTCAGTTTTAAGAAGTTTATTTAGA